ACCGTTCGGATCGCGCCATAGCGAAGATCATGGGACGGACACCAAGCGCGGTTGGTTGGCAAAGACGGGATCTGCGTATCCGATTAACAGGCGAGAGTTACCAGAAAATATCTGCCGCGCGCCGGCTCTCGCGTATCGATATGAAGTTGGATGTCAGCCGGGAATCTCACAGTATCGTGGACCGGCTGATGGAACTGGCCGAGGGTAGAGTGAGGATAAGCGCATGAAAAGTACCGTTGAATCCGATGCCCAGTTCGATGCTCGCATTGCAGCCGAGGATATTGAAGCCTCCGCAATTCCCTGCCCGCTCGATACTTGTCGAGCTCCGGCTGGAGAACCGTGCAGGACGGAAGAGGGCGCGGAACGACTGAGGCATTGCGCGAGATTGCGGGCCGTGCGGAAGAGGGCGGGTGCATAGTGTGGATATACCTGCCGAAATCACTTACCTATCGTTCTTCAGCGGTATCGGAGGACTCGATCTTTCTGTCCGCCTTGCAGTGCCAGCAGCTCGCTGCATCGGCTATGTGGAGATCGAAGCGCCTGCGGCCGGCATCTTGGCAACGCGTATGGAAGACAGTACCTTGGATGCGGCGCCTATTTGGACCGACATTCGCGCTTTCCCATCCCGACTCTATTGTGGAAGAGTGGCTGGAGCAGTTTTCGGCTTCCCCTGCCAGGACCTCTCAGTCGCAGGAAAGCAAGAGGGAATGGTCGAAGGGAACAGAAGCGGACTCTTCTACTCTGCCATGCGAGTCGTTCGCGAGGTTGGATGCGAATGGTGCTTTCTTGAAAACGTCCCTCCAGTCCTCTCTTTTCCCGCAGGACATTCCGTATTGCGAGAACTTGCCGAAAGCGGGTTCAATGCGGAGTGGGTATCTGTACGAGCTTCCGACGTTGGCGCTCCGCACAAGCGGGAAAGAGTCTTCATCTTGGCCCACCGCACGAGCGGAGGACTCGGAATGCTGCGGGAATCATCAAGGCGTGCAGGATTCACTGGGGGACTCCGCGAGTGACAACTAACAACGGTATAGGGTGTCCTGATTCAACAGGGAAAGGGTCACGGCTAGAAGATCAGGCCGCAGAGTTTGCAGATGAATAACTGGAGCACGCCACATGCGCACAACTCGCAAGGCCAACCGGGATCAGGACTCAAAGAACGCGGCGGCCGTCACCGGGATCTTGTCACGGAAGCAATGGCCTACGCCGAACACACCATCGGGGGGGGGCAATTTGATGGCCACTCCTAAGCACACGGGCGGAATCGATCTGGAAGGAGCAGCAGAACTATGGCAGACACCAGCAGTGGACTCGTTCGGGAGCAGGGGCGGCGACCGCAAGGACGAGATGGGTTCGGATCAGCAAGCGCGGATTGCATGGGTGACGCCAGCCTCGCGCGACTGGAAGGGCGCGAACTCGGAGATCCATGTAACGGAAACCGGGGGGGGCAGACGGCACATGGATCAACTGAGCAACCAAGTCGAGCACTCTTTCCTCCCGGACCATCAGACCGAGACGCATGGCGAGAAATCATCGAAGACCGCCCCGACCTCGCGCCGGCGGTTGAATGTGAAGTTCGTAGAATGGATTCAAGGTTGCCCGGAGGGGATGACTTCAGCAGAGCCGATCAACTCAGAGGTCTTGGAAACATGGTCGTGCCTCTCCATGGAGCGCTTGCGTTACTTGTTCTCCTTGATAGGACCGAAGGTTAAATGACCAAGCCCTCCCCCAATCCCGACGACTACTTCATGGCCAGCAAAGCGCCAGAGCCGCCGCGAGAGGAAAGGCCGCGCTCAAAGTCACGTGAGCCGGACCTTACATTGGAAGGCGGGTTGCCTTCAAATATAGACGCTGAAAAAACCATCCTGGGCGCGATATTGCTCGACAATGCAGCATGGAACGAAGTTCGGGAGCATCTACGCCCCGACGATTTTAGCCTAGACTCGCATAAGCGCATTTCGTTCCGGATGAGCCAACTCCTCAAGCGAGACAGCGCGGTCGATATCGTGACTCTGGCAAATGAACTCGCCCGAAATAAGGAAGTCGAATCTATCGGAGGGGTTGCCTACCTAGCGAGCCTAACTGAAAATCTCCCGCGGCGGCCGGTGATCGAGGAGTACGTCCGAATCGTTAAGGATAAGAGCCTGCTCCGCAAACTGATGGTTGTCTGCTCCAACGCCATCGCGCGAGCTGCCGACCAAAGCGAGACGGCTCTTGAAGTGTTGGGATCGGTTGAGAAGCAACTCGAAACAATCGCGGAGTCTTCGCCTCTCTCCAAAGATGCGGCGATCGAAGCGTTTTTCATCCAATCGCTCGATAAAGCAAACGACCGATACAAGAGCAAGGTGGCGCCGCGCATCCCGACCGGGAACGCATGGATCGATGCGAAAATCGGCGGCATCCTGCACGGCTACTACACCATCGTTGCCGCAAGGCCAAAAGTGGGCAAGTCGAGTTTCGGTGACACGACAATCGCCTACAACTGCCAGCGCGGAACGAAGGTAGTCAAAATCTCGCTTGAAGTTGACCGAGATACTTCGCTCTATAATCTCGTTCCCCACGTCGTCGCTCTTCCCAACATTGTTTGCGTCCGGCAAGAACTTCAAACCTCAGAGCAAAACAGGCTCTTTAATGAGGGTATGTCTCACATCCTCGAGCATTGGAACTTGAAAATCTACGAGGGTGACATTGACTGCGATGAAACCTGCTGGATCATCGACCGGGAGACGAAGGGATCGGATGAAGAGGTACTGTTTGTTCTGGATCATTTCGGCTTGATGGTCGAAGCCGGCAAATCGAGTGCCGGCAAGATCAGAGAAAGTTACGTTACGGATTCCGGCAGGTTGCGAAGAAAACTCTATGGCAAGCGAACTGCGATGCTGGCCCTGTTTCAACTGAATGAGGTTCCGCGTGAGTACGCAGACAAGTTACCTCGGGCTGCAGACATCGGCGAGAGTAAGAAACCCTTGCAAGACTGCGCGGCGTGCATCCTCTTGCACCGTTACCAGGACAAGGAGACGCTGAAGATGACCAAGAAGGCGAACGTCAACCTGGCTTTAGTTCGCAACGGCGGCGCTCCAGGGAATGTGGACGGTGAGTTCGATACGCGTAAACTGGAGTTCTTGACACAGCCGGAAATAGAATATCCCGACTACTACGGAGGTCAGAATGATTGAGCGACGAAAGCCACTGAAACGGCCTACACCTGTCCGTAAACGGAGGCTGAAGTTGAGGCGCGGAGAGCCTACGCCGGAAGAGAAAGAGAATGCTCGTACTATCTGTTACGCGCGAGCCAAAGGGATGTGCCAACTACGCAACGGTCCTCACTGTCTTGGATACGCGCCACTAAACGCACTTGACGGGCATGGGCACCAGGGGCAACTGTGCCACCTGAGAGGCAAGCGTAGATTTGGATGGGCCGAATCAGAGGAAACCGGCCAAAAGCATTTATGGGGTTGCTGGCGCTGCCACCAATATGAGCATCAACATGGGCACGGGAAAGACATGGGGGACTGATGGTCACAACTGATATTAGCTATGAGCGCTTCCTGCAAAGCAAGGCGCAGTATGGCGAGGATGCGGGATTTAGCGCAATTGCCATTCCGTCGCAGGCTTTCGATTTTCAAGAAAACCTCATTGAGTGGTCACTCCGCAAAGGGCGCTCGGCGATCTTTGCCGATTGCGGACTGGGTAAGACTTTGATGGAACTCTCATGGGCCGATAATGTAGTGCGGAGAACCAATAAGCCTGTCTTGTACCTCACTCCATTAGCGGTTGCCAAGCAAACCATCGGCGAATCCGAGAAGTTCGGCATAGAGGCTAAACGATCCGCTGGCGGTAGTTCCTTTACGGGTGTCACTGTCACGAACTACGAGAAGTTACACCACTTCAACCCGCATGACTTCATCGGCTGCGTGTGCGATGAATCGAGTTGCATCAAAGCTATGGATGGCAAGCGCCGCGCCCAGGTAACGGAGTTCATGCGAACTCTTCCATATCGCCTCATGGCGACCGCTACGGCCGCACCCAACGACACCATTGAACTCGGAACCACATCGGAAGCTCTTGGGGTGATGGGGCAGATAGATATGCTAAACCGTTTCTTTAAGAACGACAAGAATACTAGCGATACGCGCATGATGATTCGCCGCGCACCAAGCCATGGGGGACCAGTTAGCGCTGGGTGGCGATTCAAGGGCCACGCCGAGGAACCGTTCTGGCGATTCACGTCGTCATACGCTCGCGCCTTGCGTAAACCGTCAGACATTGGCCCGTATCCCGATTCTCGCTTTGTCCTGCCTCGGCTGATCGAACGGGAGCACATCGTAGAGACGCGCACATTGGCCGAAGGAATGCTGTTTTCCATGGCTGCAACCAATATGCAGGAAGAGCGCGAAGAAGCCCGCAGGACCATCACGGAGCGGTGCGAGATGGCCGCGTCTCTAGCTCACGGTACCGGCCAACCATTCCTGATTTGGTGCGGACTCAACCCGGAAGGAGACTTGCTGGAAAAGTTAATTTCCGATGCTGTCCAGATTTCCGGCGCAGATTCAGATGAGGCTAAAGAAGAGAAGTGGGACGCATTCATCTCCGGGCAGGCGAGGGGAATGATCAGCAAGCAGAAGATTGGCGGGTGGGGGTTGAACCTGCAACACTGCGCCCACGTAATTGAGTTCTCCACACATAGTTTTGAGCAGCACTATCAGGGAGTCAGGCGCTGCTGGAGGTTCGGCCAAAAGCGCGATGTGATAAATGACCTTATTGCGACCGAGGGGCAGCGCGGGATCAAAGAGAACCTGCGGCGCAAGCAGGTTGCCGCAGACAAGATGTTCGACGAGTTGATTAAGCACATGAATGACGCGATCCGTATTGACGGCGGATACAAATTTGAGAAAGAGGTTGAAACGCCATGCTGGTAATCGATCAGGCAATCACAGACAAGTACGCCATCTACAACGGCGATTCGGTGGAGTTCCTTCCCGCCCTCAAGGATGGCTCAGTGCATTTCTCGGTATACTCTCCACCTTTCGCCACCGAGAACGGGGGTGCGTTATACCATTACAGTTCTTCCGACCGCGATCTTTCCAACTCGCGCACCTACGCCGAATTCTTCGAGCACTACGAGTTCATCGTGCGAGAGATTCACCGGGCCACGTTGCCAGGGCGCATGACCGCCGTGCATTGCATGGACGTGCCAAACTCGAACACCGGCAACGGTGACTCCTATACCGACTTCCCAGGTGACATAATTCGTCTGCATCAGCGGTGCGGATGGAAGATGGCGTCCCCGCGCATCACGATATGGAAAGAGCCCTTGGCTGTCCGCAACCGGACCATGACCAAGGCCCTCGCGCATAAGTCCATAGTGGAGGACTCCTGCAACTCAGCGGTTGCCGGGGCGGATTACGTTCTGATCTTCAGGCGATCAGGAACAAACGATATTCCGGTCACTCACAACCACGGGTTGATGAATTATGCGGGCGCGCGAAAGGTTCCCAAGGAACTACTCAAGTACAAAGGTTGGACGGGGAACCAGATTGAGAACCGCTATTCCCAGTGGATTTGGCGGCAGTACGCATCATGCTTCTGGGACGATATTCGCGGCAATTTGGGTGATCGAAAAGAGAAAGGGGTTCTCCCATACCGCGAGGCCCGCGAAGAAGACGATGAGAAACATTTGCATCCGCTCCAGGTAGACGTGATTACCCGCCTTGTGGAACTATGGTCCAACCCCGGCGAGACAGTGCTCACACCGTTTCTTGGCGTAGGTAGCGAGGTTTGCGCGGCGCTAATGAGCGGTCGTCGTGGCATTGGATGCGAACTCAAGCCTAGTTACTACAAGCAGGCTGTGCGCAATGTCGAAGAGGTCCTGAA